TATGAGCGACAAGAAGGACAGTCACTCCGCAGATGGCGGTGACTTGATGGGACTAATCAGCGACACTAACGCAGATTTAGATGCTGTTAGTGAGATGATGGGCGATGATGGACTAGGAGGACTAGAAGGCCTTCTCGAAGATCATCCAGAAGAACACGAGCACGAGGGTCTAGAAGGTCTAGGCGCCGATGATAATGACGGTATCCAAGTCTCTACCCCAGCTCAAGCCGGTGAAGTTGCCAAGCTTGCTCCAGATGCTAACATTATGGTGGGTAAAGTAGCTTCTTATGATTCCAGACAAGGCCGTGCGGTTCTCAGAGCTAAGTTGGCTGCTGATGCTCTCGGTAAAGAAGAAACTGGCGAAATCCAAAGCGCTGAAAAGATTCAATTCAGTGATATGCTAGATAAGTCCGATGGTTTGGCTGATGGTCAGACTCATTTGGATACCAAACCATCCAGCAACACTGGTGAAGCTAAGTTCCCACTAGGTCTAGTTGAGACTCCAGAAGAGTCCCTCAAAGCTATGTTGGAAGTTGCTAGAATGCCACCAAAGGTTCGTAAAGAAGCCGAAGCTATTCAGAGACTCGTCTCCGAAGGTAAGCTAGATCCAAAGGACGTAGATGCTCTCGTGGCAGAAGGTCTTGACAAGGATGCAGTTGCTTACTGGAAGAAATTCTATGGTGAAGTTGATGGCGGAAGCGAATTTGCTAGTGAGTTAGTCAAGGAGCACGTTAAGGCTGATATGGAAGAAGAGCTTAACAAGTTCAGAGTCAAACTAGCCCGTTCTTTCGAGACCGCTTATGACATGGCTGACCGTGGTATGTGCCGTAGTGATAGAAGCTCAATCTCTGCTCAAGTAGATGAGCTCATGAAATTCAGCGATGATAACTTCGAATCCCTCAAGAGAGTGATTGCACGTCATGAACCAACCCTCCGTAAGGAAGCTGGTCGTATTCCACAAGTTGGTCTCAGAGGCGATAGTGAAGTAACTTCACAAACCACCTCTCTAGTTGAAGAAGACGCATATGCCCAATTGTCTTCTATGTTCGGAACCAAAAAGGGTGTATTTTAAAGTTCAACTAAAAAACTCTACCAAAACCGAGGATTCAGAATGAAAAACCAAAGTGTATCAGATTTCGTAGCCGCAACAATGGATGCGGTACTAAACAGCAAAGAGCATAAGTCTTTGTTTGCCACACAATACAAGACAGCTTCCGAACACTGTGCCAAATGCGGCAAGGATAAGGAAAATTGCGCCTGTGATTCTGCTATGGCAGATGACCAAGATGCAAAAAAGAAGAAGGAAGACTCTTCTGCTGCCGATGATCAAGACGCCAAAAAGAAGAAGGAAGACTCTTCTGCTGCCGATGATCAGGATGCTAAGAAAAAGTTCAATTTCGATAAGAAAAAGGACGAATCTTCTGCTGATGATCGTGGTGAATACGACAATCACTTCGGTGATGACAATGATGCCAAGAAAAAGAAGAAGGAAGAAGACGAGAAGTCTTCCTCTGATTCTGACAAGGCCGAAGATTCTTCAATGGAATCATCTGCTGCCTTTGACGTAGCTATCGACAGTTTGCTTACTGCATCTGCCGCCATGGACGCCGTAGGTCTTGGTAGAGGTTCCGCCCTCACTTTGAAGATTGCCTCCTTGGTTGTAGAAGCCAAGAAGAAGGATAAGGATACTAAGAAGTCCAAGAAGTCTGACAAGAAGGATTCCAAGAAGAGCGATTCTCAGTCTGCCAAAGACAAGAAGAGTGATTCCAAGAAAGATTCCAAGAAGTCTGACAAGAAGGATGACAAAAAGTCCTCTTCTTCCAAGAAGTAATTGGCTACAATTAGGTGAATAATGTTTAAACAATGCAGCGCAGAGGATGAGATCTATCGTGCCATGGAAACCGGTTTGGTCAAAAACCAAACCGAGGCTCGTCATGGTTTCGATAAATTAGCCAAAGCTGCTGATTTTTTGAGTATAGCAGCCGAGATTTTTGATCAGGCTGGTATGTTTCAAGAATCCGAAGAGATCTTAGAAATCCTAAAAAACCTATCTCAGGATTATCAATGATCACCAAAAAGATGTTTGAAGACGAGATTATTTCTGGTATGCAAGGGGAATTGCGCAAGCAAGCCTCCAATGATGCCACCCCGAATCTTGTCAAGGCTGCCGACTGCCTACATGCCGCTTTGGAAATTTTCGAAGAGGTGGGGTTGGCATCTAGGGCCGATGATGTACTTAAACTATTACAAAAGATTGCCCAGCACCACTCTGCCAAATCTAAGCCGGCTGTCCAAATGCCATCCATCAATAAATTGATGGAATTAGGATTAACTCAACGTGATTTAATGGAATTTTCTAAGGGCAATCCTATCGCCAAAGCTAAATTCAATGTGATTTTGCGTGGGATGGGATATTCAGAACATCAAATCGGTAAACTTCTAGGCCCCGCTAACGTTATGTCGGAACAAGATGCCAGACTTATATCAGATCCTAATCGTAGTATTAGTAAAATGTGGGAATGGATGAAAGATCCTGAAATGCCTATCGATCCTAATGAAGTTAAGCCAGGAGAATCTATTAAGTTCAAGAGTATTGCGGATGATAGGCATACCAGAGGACTTACCTCCGAGAAACAGGTGCAAAACCTAAAAAATCATGGAACACAATTTAATCTAGCTGATATTAATCAATCTAATAAATTGAGTAAGTCAGATGTAGATCCAGAATTAGCTGATTTGTTAGACGCCGATTCCTTCGACATTAATGCCTCTGATGATGAGTTATTTGGTATGGATATCAAAGACGATTCTTTGGAAGTGTTTGATCAAGAAGAAACTTTGTCCGATTTTGAGGATGAGAGGTCTTGATATGAGCGAAAAAGAAATATTGAAAAAACTTATCAAAATAGCCAATAATCAGCAAAAGGCCATTACGAAATTGGCTCAAATGGGTGCTGGTGCTACGGTTAGATTTCACCACCCACAATATTTCGCAAGAGTGGCATCAAGTTTATTTGAAAATGCTGTTGGAAATAGAAATATTAGTATAATTCTGTCCCCCGATAAAGCTACTTTTTTTGATGGTAGTGGTACTATGGATTACCCTACGTTACAGCAAACAGTCACACAGGCATGTATTATCGTTGAAAAATCACTCCATCTAATCCATGGGGAATTATTTAATTACGACGATTTGAAGCCTGCTTAAATTCTAATACAATCGTTATATAGGTTACTAGAGCCGTATAGGTGATGAAGGACACTCATGCTAAGACTAGTACAAGTAGGGAACACACTTCCCGTCAGTTTTATTTGCGACCCATCCGCTGAATTTCAGCCCGGTCAATTTGCAGAACTAATCGTAATCGGTAATCAAGTGATGGCTACCATTAGCAATGGTACCGCCCCCATTGGTGTTATTGACGATATCAAAACCAAAGCATTTACCAACGTTTCTTGGAATGAAACTGTGATTGTTCCTGCGGTGGGTGTGCCAGGACCTAACAATACATTAGTTACTCCGGTCGATATTAAAGTAGAATTGAGAAGACCTAACATTATTCAGAGTAGTTTTAGTTCTACCGTTAATGTAGTACTCAATCCCATAAATGGAATTATTACCTTCGTAGCAGGAACTCAATTAAATTTAGATATTCAAGGTTCTGGTATCCCTAATGCCATTAAAGCTATTGTCAATTATACTTATATGGTAGCTAACATCCCTGGTGATGATAGTACGGCAGGCTCCGGTAGAATGACAGTTTGGTTTGAAAGAATGTTTTTTCAAACGGATCAATACGAGACTAATCAACAATATCCTGTTCGTGCTAATGTGTATGTTAGTGAGACTGGATTTGCTACTACCAGAAGACCTAGTCCGATTCATCCGGCCGTGGGAATGATAACTGCTCCTCCGACCCCGATGAATCCGATGGTGGAAATTTTATTTTTTTAGGCCCAGAAAAGGCTTGAAAAAGCCTATGTTCATAGTTATATTATGTGTCGGAGGTCAATTATGACAGACGATACGAAGACTCAAAACGGGCGAATTCATTATCTTTATCGCATCACTAATACCGTTAATGACAAAATCTACATCGGGCAAACAGTTCAGCCAGAAAAACGTTGGAACCAACATAAAACGAGTGCGGCATCAGATAATCCAATTATGGTTATTTCTCATGCCATCAAAAAATATGGTAATCAAGCATTTGAGTTTGAGGTAATAGCGGGATGTAAAACCTGGGATGATGCAAATGAAACCGAAACATTACTTGTTGCTCAATATGATAGTTTGGTTCCCAATGGATATAATGTATCTCTAGGAGGTTTTAATGCTCCTAAATCCGAACAATGGCTTCAAGCTATGCGAGATTGGCACGCCTCTCTTTCACCCGAAGAGCGATCTAAAATAAGCCAAAAACAATCAATATCATACACTAAATATATTGAAGAGAATGGTCATCCGGCTCTTGGCACCAAACGAACCGATGAGCAACGAGCTAATATGAGCATTGCCCAAAAAGCGGTGGAAAATAGATTTTCCGAAGAAGCTTTGCAAAAAATGTCGGAGGTGCATATGGGCCATAAAGACTCCGAAGAAACTAAACAAAAGAAATCGGAGAGTGCTACCGCTGCTTGGGCGGAACGAATTTCCTATGATGGCATTCGATGTTCCGTTCCTGGCTGCAAGATCTCTGGCAAGGCAAAGTATAAATTTGTGGAGGGTGTTTGATACTGTAACATGCACGGCCTCCGTATGCTGCGTTACGGCAGGTTAGATATTTTGGCTCCTGAAAACCGTACATCGCACAATAAAGGTGGTACATCTTATAATAGGACAAAATTTACAGAAGAACAAATTGCATATATTTTGACATCTCCTAATACTACTGAAAAGCTCTCTAGGGATTTTGGCGTTACTTCCAAGGTGATCAAACGAGTAAGGTTGCAGGGTAGGTAAGTCCCAAATATTACGGTCTCATATGCAACATCACGCATAATATAGACAATCTACTTATTGAGGCCAACATATGTCTTTCAAGCACACAAAACACTGGGATTCGGAACTAATGCGCTCCTTGGAAAAGGTAGCACAAGAAAAGGGCCTGATCAAACCAGCTGCCCTTCAGAAGAATGCTGCCGTTATTAAAAAAGCGGATATCACCCCTACTACTAATTTGATGGAGAATATTCTCAAACTTTGTAATGGAATGAGAGAGCAAGGCTTGGTGGTGGAAGCTAATGAGTTGGAAGAAAATTTCCTCAACTACAAACAAGCTCAAACTATGTATGAAGCCCATAAAGAGAAGGGTGAAGATCTGGTAGAACGCGCCCACCCAGAAGGTAGCCATAAACTAGAAGGTGTGGAAGGCGATGAAGCCACCTTCGAAGACATTCTTGACAGGCATGCCAAGATGTTGCAAATGATTGAGAAGAAGCCCAGTGGCAAACTGTCTTCCGCTAAATCGATCATCGAAGCAGTAAAGGTAGCTCTAGGTGCTCCCCCTTTAGTTTTTGACCCGGCAGTGGGTTATTCTGCCGCTCCTAATCTTTGGAGTAGAGTGGTCAATATGTTTGGTTCTAATAGTTCCGGTATTGAAACTGCTTCCACAGCGGGAGAAGTGGGGGCCGGAGAAGCAGCAGGCGGTATAGCGGCCGGAACTGTGGCTGCGGTAGCAGCGGCAGCTGTCTCTGCTGCGGTGGGTGCCGTTGTAGGGTATGAAATTTTCGAGAGCAAATTTTATGCTACCGATTTGGAGAAAGCTGGCAACAACGTTGTTTCTCAAGCCACTGACGTGGAGGCAGATATGCCACCCACTATGCACGGAGAGCTAACATCGTTTCAAGCTAGCTTACATAAGACACTTAGCAGTGCAGGTAAGGCTATGGCCCTAACACAGGACGCCAATCCAGACAATTTGCAAGCCCTGCAAGATTATGCTAGCTCCGTTCAAGACACTAGTCAGCACGCTTATCAACTTATGTCCATGGCCCGAGAGCATGATCATCCTTCCAACTTGAAGCCTGGTCAATCTGGTAGCTCGCATCCTATTTGGGAAGATCTAACCAGTGTTTTTTCAGGTTTCCGTGATGTAGAGTTGGCAGCCGGCAATTTTATCAATGTAGCTCAAAAAGCTAACGTAGATGCTCGCTTGGCCATCAGTAAAATTATGGAAGTCATACAAGCTAAAGCCAAGGAACACACTTCTTCTCAAGGTGGAGGCGCAGCCGCTAAACTAATTAGTGATTATAAGGCTACCTACGAAAGAATTAAAGCTTTTATCACTAAAATCCAAGCTAACAGACCAGCCGATGCTTCCAGACAAATTGGCTACCTACAAAATACTCTTTCCACTTATTTAGCCAAAGAATATAAAGAGTTTTCGCAAATTCCAGCCGCTAATAGAACTGCGGAAATAGTGCAACCGTATGCTACTAGACTGAGTGCTGTCAATGATAGACTCAATGCTTTCCAGCAAGCTAAACTTACATGAGATAATAATGAGCAAACACTTAGTCGATCTAATCAAGAAAATAGCACAAGGAGTGCCAGATTTTTATGAAGGCACTGCGCCTGCTAAACCAGCAGCTCCTCCTGCCCCCGCTGTTCCAGTAGCTGCGGGTCCGCCTGTATTGACACCTACGCCTTCTTCTGGTGGAGGTGGCGGAATTCCTATTGTCAAAACCATGCAACAAGGATTAATCAATTTAGCTCAAGACGTGTTAGCTCAAATTAATCTACAAGACATTGCCAGTCCAGGTGCCGCTGCGGGGGAAGCCTCCGGTAGAAATTCCTTTGCCGATTTTATTACTAAAAACTATCTCAGAAATTCCGATGTGCCAGGCGTGGAATTTGATCCCGATGCTAACAAAACAAATATGTCTGAGAAACAACCTACCGATCCTAGTCGTATGAATGTAGTGATGGATACTATGCGTAGAATAGGCAATCCCAAGACGGGCGAGTTTGCTGTGGATGGTAAATGGGGACCTCGTACCAACGCAGCTTTGCATAATGCTTACGCCTATGCTTACGCCTTGCTCAAATTAGCGGCAGATTTTCACCTTCATACCTCATACACCGAAGAAAACCTCAACGCTCTCAAAAACGATATCCCACCAGAGTTTAATGATTTTAGCGTTACCCAGAAAGTGGCAGCTGCTGCCAATATCGTCAAACAAATAAGTGGCATTCGTAGGCTATTTAATGAAATTAAGCAGGGCGTATTAGAAAAGCCAGCTTATCGAGCTTATATTGAGGGAGATCAAGTCTTCCATACTTACAAGCACGAGGGACTGGATCCGCAAGCTATTTCTGGTTTACAAAATATGTTTGGTAACAGTCCTCAGAATTCTAAACTTCGAGTTACCTTCAATGAAAATGGTAAACAGCAAGAACAGATTATTACCGTCAATGATTTATTAAATCCATCAGTCTTTCAGAAGTGGATGGAGGAGCATGCCCCGCACGCTTCACCCCAAGAAATACTAACCTCTCTCAAACAGAATATTGGATTGATGGAAGGCAGTGTTTCTTTAAGTGCCCCTCCAAGTACATACTCACCACAACACGGTAAGAAGGCGGTCTAATGTCTTTTATCCACGACAATCCATTTCTAATTCGAGATTTGTTACAAGCTGGTTTGCAAGACGAACAAAAGTTTGCCAAGAAGGGTCAGGCTCAACCTCTCGATCCGGCTTACACTCAGCAGACTACTAATTTCACTAACTTGCATCAACTAATTAGCAATTTAGAGAATAATTTAGCTCCTAATGCTGAGGCTAATGTTTCCCACGAAGGAGATCCCTCTGCTCAGGTTGCTATTAGAAGTGAAAATCTCAATAGCTTAGGTAGTCTCGCTAATTGGCTGTTGACTAACAAAATTACTGTCAATGGACAAAGAATTGTTTATTCGGAAGGCGAAAATCCACACAATGAAGACTACCAAGTATATAAGTTAGAGCCAGGTGGTGGTTTAATTGAAAGTACGGATCGAAGTCAGCCTTTCGCGGGTGCTATGACTACCTTCGTGATGAACAAAGATTTATTGTCCGCCTATCTAGTCTCTTTGCAAGCTCAGCAAGAAAAAAAGCCCAACACTTTCTTAAAGGTTCAGCTAACCAAACTAATTCAAGAAACCAATAGATTATTGGATACCAATATTGGAGAACAATATAAACCACCTACTCAGGTAGCAGGAACCACAGGGCCTAACCCAGAACATCCAACCCCAGTGGGTCAAGGTGCCGGCGCTCAACAACGAGTTGCCTCCTTAGAACAATTGGCTAGTATGCTTCCTTTCAACAGCGAAGAAATCAATCCCCGAGAATTAAAAATGTTCGTGGATCAATATGCTTTATTGGATCCAAGAATGGCCACCTTAGCTCAAACGGCTAATACCGATTTTCAGAATATCGATTCTTTTATGATTAACCCAGGCGCCCCAATTCAGTTGGATGAAACTACATTGACCCCCATGGGCTTCAATACTTTGGCTCGAGGCACTAACGGCGGCATTAGATTGGCCACTGTTTTGTATAGTATGATCCAAACCGTGGGCAGAATGTATGAGTTGTTTGTGCGAGATCACTTGCAAGAAATTTCCAACCCTAGAAGCGGTATGGGGCCTGGAGTAGCGCAAAGTGTGGAGCAACAAATTGCCCCAGGCGGTCCCGAGAAAACTAACTTGGGCGATCTTTTGCAATTGCTCAAAGATTTGCAAGCTGATTTTCAACACCAGAGGAGACGATAATGTCCAGTGGTGAAATTAGCCTGTATGTCGATTTGCTACTAGTAGAGACGGTGTTAGCGGAGCCGCGCCCCTATAAGAAGGCTAGTTTTGCTTCCGATTTGCTATCTAAAGTCAAAGATTATTTTGCTTCCAAAATTGACCCAGCCCACCCAGAGGCTAGCATTTTGAGAGAGTTAGCTCCTGGGGCTATTTCCATGTTGTTCAGTGCCATTGGTTTGGGCAAGTTGGGATTGTTGTTGGGATTTTTAGCTAGTACTCTACATATCGATGTGCCAGGTATTTTGACTAATGTTTATGAGAAGGTAAAAGAGCTGGTTAGTTCGGGAGACAAAATATCTTCTGGTCAAGTGGATCAAGCAGTCAATGGTGTGACAGCGCAACATACAGGGGGCATCACCACCTCTTCTTTGGATTTAATCTACGATGCCAAAATCATCAGTCTAGCTCTCATTGATTATGAAAAAGACAGTCTGCGATTGACCAAGGAAGGAACTATTTTCAAGAGTAGTGGCCCTCGCTCAGCACAAGGTGTTAGTGTGCTAGGCAAACTTTTAAGTTTCATCATCAAGATTGCCCTAGCTTCGGCTGGTTTAATGGTAGCTGGAGATATAGCTAATAAGTTTTTGGGCCGCCCTAATTCCATAGACAAAACTTATGATCCAGCTCACCCTACGGAAGAAGCTGCTTCTCCATCGGCACCTAGTGGTCCCACTTCGACACAAACTAAATATAAGCTCAAGAGTAATGCCTCTCTACCTACCCAGATGCCGATTGAAAATAATTCGTCCAATATTAGCAATATGATTATTCAGTTTGCCAAGGATACTTATGATGGATTGGACGGCAAAGAAAATCTGATTGAGCAGACCCCTGGTTTCCAAATGATAAGAGAAAAAATAGAATGGTATAATGCTCGTCATCCAGGTAGTACCGTTACTTTTCTACCACCTAATTGGGATACTAAAAAACAATTAGTAGACTATTTTATCGATGATGTGGCTAAAAGCGATACATCAGGTTCGGCATAATGAGGAATAAAGATATGAGAAGCGATATTTTTAGTGAATTTGTCAAAATAGCCCAACAGAAGGGACTTATTTCTCAAGGTGAGCACGCCGAGCATACGGAAAAAGACTTTCACGAGACTAACCCTCGAATGGATTCTTTGTCTATTGAGCAAATTGGTAAGCTATACGATACCAAACCAGCTCCTCCTAAGGATATGGACTATAAGAATAATATTATGGAAATCGCTCATCCTAAGCCCTTGGTGATTTCTCCTTCTTATGATCGACTCAACGGCCTAATCGAGAACGAAATAGAAGGCCAAAATATTCGTATTCATATTTCTCTGAAAGAGCCAGATGGTCATTTGACCAATCGTAAATATGCAGAGAAGCAATTACTACTTTCCTTGGTTAGAACCGCTAACCAATTGGATAGTCTGCAACAAGACGAGCTATGTAAACTAGCCGATGTTTGCCTCCTTCAAGCCTCTAAAAAAAAAGCCTTCCATAAGGTAGCCCTAGTTCCCTTGCTCATTGGAATTGCAGCAGCCGTAGCTGCTTTGTATGCTAAACAGCATTTAGCTTTTCACAGCGATGGTTTCGAGGCCGACTTTCAGAAGGCTACCAATGAAATTAACGATCTGCTCAACTCAGCCAACAGCATCCAAACCACCATTGGAGCTGGCTACGAGTACACCCCAGCTTTTTTGCAAATGGTCAATCAACTCAATGTGGAATTGAACAAGTTGCACGCAGGAGTGGAGAAGGTATTGCCGGTGTTGCAGAAATTGGAGACCCCACGCACCGGTCAAGAATTGAAGGAGCTGGCGCAACAACCAGAAACTATGGAAGTGCAAAACACTTTGGCAGAGTTCAAGGCTGTTTTCGATGAAGTCAGCCCTTTTATTATGACCGTTATCAATAATTTCAACAATGAGGGTTTCAAGCAACGTGCCATTGCTCAAAAAGGGGCACTCTCCTCTATGGTGGATTCCGTGGAAGTTCTTCACGGTGGTATGGGGTTGATTGCCGATGATTTTGACGATGTCAAGCATGCTTTGCAGACTTTACAGAAGGATATTAAGAATATTTCCGATAGTTTGCAATCTTATCAAAGCGTTAAGCAGCAAGTGATCCAAACTTTGACGGCTGCCCAAGCCAATTCTTCCGAAGTTTTCTCTCCACCTACTTCCGGCGCTTCTCCATTAGCAGAGGTAGCCCCAGAGAACACTCCC